TGTTTATACGGAAGACAGAGTCTACACCCTGATGAAGGGGTCTGACAAACCAAAGGCCATCTCCGTGAACGCATTCGGAGCGATTCCGATCATTGAGTATCAGAACAATAATGCACGGCAAGGATGCTTTGAGATTGTCATTGATCTCCTCAATGCCATTTCCGAGTTCGATTCCATGCGCCTGGAAGCGGTAGAAGGGTTCGTGCAGAGTCTGCTTGTCCTGTATAACTGTCAGGTTGATGACAATGTCACTGCCGACACGATTCGTCAGGCCGGAATGATTCTGCTCAAGAGCATGAACGGGGAGAAGGCTGACATCAAGAATCTCTCCGATCAACTCGATCAGAGTCAGAATCAGACACTGAAGAATGATATGTACAACAGTGTTCTTCAGATTGTCGGTGTTCCGAGTCAGGGAGACGGGAATACGGGAGACAGTTCCAACAACGGAGCCATTGTACTGAAAAATGGTTGGCAAGGCGCAGAAACCCGTGCTGAAGCATTTGAAGCAATGTATCAGCAGCCGGAGATGGAAATGCTGAACGTTGTCTCCATCATCTGTGGGAAGATTAGTGACGGTTTCGTCTTCGATCCTGCTGATGTCGAGGTTAAATTCACAAGACGGAATTATGAGAACATCCTGTCCAAGAGTCAGACCCTTGTGACCATGCTTGCCCAGGACAAGATCCATCCGAAGAGTGCCTACGAAGCATCCGGCCTGTTTATCGATGTTGAGGAAGCCTATCGCCTGGGCATGGAATGGTATGAAAAAGTAAAGGCAGAACAGGCAAAGGAACTTCAGCAGCAGACGGAAGTGAAACCTGATGTCGAGGAATGATCTGTTTGAGTGGGACGAACTGAATCTGATCCGAAGGGAAGCAGTACTGCTATGGAGTGGCAAACCGCCGGACAGGAAGAAACGGGAAGAGTTCTGTGATTGGCTTGAATTCGTTCTCTGCCATGTGTACGCATACGGGTGGCAAGGAGTCGAAGACCTGTTTGGGAAGATCAATGTCATGTGGAACGGTGATCTTGAGACAGTGAACCTTGAGATTGCCGGACAAACCTTCCGAGACAGAATCATGGACGAAGACACTGCCGAGGAAATCCTGCGAGTAATCGACACCGAAGCGCACAGGGATTACAACGCAGGAGCATACAACGCAGCCAAAGCGAGTGGGAGATCAGACCTTCGCAAGAGATGGTACACGATGAATGATGACAGGGTTCGTGATACGCATGATTACCTTGAAGGGATGATCGTTGGCATAGATGACCGGTTTTATACAAGCGATGGTGATTCGGCCTTGTACCCTGGTGATTTCGATGATCCGTCAAACAATGTGAATTGCCGGTGTAGCATAGGAATCGTGCCGTAAGGCAAGGGGGAAGAAACTGTGGGAAAGACCTTGGACATCATTGTCACGCACTATAAGGAACCGTGGGAGACAGGAAAGAAACTGTTTGATTCCATCGCAATCCAGGAGTGCATAGACTTTGAAGATGTCAATGTGATCATCGTCAATGACGGCGAAGATCACGATCTGCCGGAATGGTGCTTTGTCGATTATCCTTATCAGATCGATCAGATGAGTATTCCGAAAGGTGGTGTCAGCAAGGCAAGGAATGCCGGTCTTGATGATTCAACCGCAGATTGGATCATGTTCTGCGACTTCGATGATTGCTTCTCCTCTGTTTTCGCACTGTATATGATCTTCTGTGCGATGAACGAAGACAAGTATGACACACTGTGGGCATCGTTCACAGAAGAGACAAAGAACAGTACCGGACAGACAGTGCTTGTGGCGCATGAGCATGATTATGTGTTTATTCATGGGAAAGCGCACAGACGGCAGTTCCTGGTGGAGAACAATATTCGGTTTAATGAGAAACTGACGATCCATGAGGATGTGTTCTTCAACATGGTCGCACAACGGGTTGCCAAACCGGAACGCATTGCAAGCATCAAAACACCGATCTACTGTTGGCGGTGGAATCCGAACAGTGTTGTGCGAAAGGACAATGCGGAAGACTATATCCTGCTGACATATGATCATCTGATGCGACAGAGAATCGCCCTGACGGAAGAATTCCTGAAGCGAGAGATGCATGAGATGGCGATGATCACGATCATCAAGACGGTGGTCGATGCCTACTATGACGGGCAGCAGTTTGAGTGGCGCAAACCGGAGAATAAGGAACTTGTCCGAAAGGCAGAGAATTGGGTGGCATCCTACCTGAAACGATATGCCGGCCTTTACTGCAAGGCAGACAGTAAGCAAATCGCCGGTATGGTGAAGAGTTCCCGGGAGAACGCACTGAAGAAAGGCACTTTCCTGCTTGAGTCTGAAACACTCAGCCAATATCTGCAAAGGATTGTGGACACTGCCAAACCGATTCCCAAGTGGGAACAGAATGTTTAAGCCTAATGGCTTTTACATATATTGTCAGAGAAGACATTAATCGCAAAGAGTCAGAGAAGACTTAAATCGCAAAGGAGAAATTAAAAATGGCTAATGAACTTGAGAGTACCGTTGAAACCACAGAGAATTCCACTAAACAGAATAGTGAACAGGACACTGTTGATCTCAAGGAATTGCAGATGCAAGTGAAGGCACTTACTGCTGAACGGGATAAACTCCGTCAGAGTGTGACAAGCGCATCCGCAGATGCATCCAAGTGGAAAAAACAGTATCAGGAAAAACTTTCTGCCGAAGAACAGGCGCAGATCAAACAGGACGAAGCAACCGCAGCCATGCAGAAAGAACTTGAGGATCTGCGCAAGGAACGGAACATTGCAAAGATCTCCGGTGCGTTGGTCGCACAGGATATCGGAATGGATGCTGAAACCGCCGGTAAGGTGGCAGAAGCAATGAATGCCGGTGAAATCGATAAGGTTTTAAACGGTATTCGAGAGTTTGTTATAACCCATGACAAAGCAATTCAGGAGTCTGCCATCCGAAACAATCAGACACTGAAGGGTGGAAAGTCTGAACCGACCGTTACAAAGGCCGATTTTGACAACATGGGATACAGGGAGATGGTCGAGTTTAAACAGACCAATCCTGAACTCTATAACGAATACATGAAACGATAAGGAGTGATACTTATGGCAACTACCATGCTTGCCAATCTGCTTGATCCCCAGGTTGTTGCTGACCTGGTCGAGAAGAAACTGATCGACAATATTCGCTTTGCTCCTCTCGCCGATGTGGACACCACGCTTGTAGGCCGTCCTGGTGACACGATCACGCTGCCCTGGTTCAACTACATCGGGAAAAGCGATGATCTGACCGAAGCGAGTGCGATCTCTGCCGTTGCTCTGACAACCGGTTCTGCGAGTGTGCAGATCAAGGAAGTCGGTAAGGCAGTGGAAATCACTGATACTGCTATCCTGTCCGGTTACGGTGATCCCTATGGACAGGCTGCGATGCAGATCGTGAAGTCTATGGGCGATAAGGTTGACTATGATCTGCTTCAGATCCTGGCTTCCATCGATTCCACCATGACCAAGTACACTGATGCTTCCACATCTGCCATTGCGGTTCCTGATATTGCTGATGCCCTGGAACTGTTTGGTGAGGACATTGACGGAACCAAGGTTCTGCTTGCTTCTCCGAAACTGTACACCGCCATCCGTGCTACCAAGGATTGGGCTCCGGCTTCCGAGTTCGCTGCCAATGCCCTGGTTCGTGGTTCTGTTGGTCAGATCTTCGGATGCAACATCATCGTGACTAACCGTCTGCGTGGTGATGCCGGAACCGGCCTTGACGAGGATGCCTACATTGTGAAGCCTGGTGCGCTTCGCCTGTTCCTGAAGCGTGATTCCCTGGTTGAAGCCGACCGTGACATCCTGAAACGGATCAATGTGATCAGCATTACCAAGCACTACGCAGCGTATCTGTACAACACTGCGAATGCCATTAAACTGTCCGTCCATTCCTAATGGGCAGTAAGGGGGAATGAAACATGGGTATGCTTTTGCATAACACACTGATGGAGCAGGAAGCAGCGCAGCGTAAAGCAAAGGCTGAAAAGCCTGTTGAGGTTCCCAAGGTAGTCACAGAAGAACCGGAAGCCGAACCTGTCAGAAAGACGGGTGGCAGAAGGAAGACAAGCAAGTAAAAGGAGTGACCGGCATGACACAGGCCGAAAAAATCGCAATGGTTCAGACCCTGGTGGAAAACGATGCTGATGCAACGGCAACGGTTGTGCCGGTCTACCTTACTCTCGCCCTTAATACAATGCTTGAAAGGCTTTATCCCTATGACACATCAAAGGATTCAGGGGATATGCCTGTAAGATACGATACTGTTCAGTGTGAATTGGCTGCAAGATATTTCCTTCGTAGAGGGGGACAGGGTGAGATTAACCATGAGGAAAATGGTGTAAACCGGCAGTATGCATCTGTTGATGACGAAGACATCCTGCGGAGACTTACTCCGTATGTGAAGTTGGGTGGTGTTGTCAATGCGAATTCTGTCGAGGAATAAGAAAGACATATGGTATGCGAACCGCACGAATGTGGAATACGTTACCGACAATAACGGATTGAAAACGGGCGAGAAAAAGTATACCTATGGCACTGCTACCAAAGCACGGATGAGCATGGCAATCTCAAGTGGCGCAAACAACCTGGGAAGCCAGGGTGTCGCATCGCTTGAACCGTATGGCATCGTGACCGGTTATACGGCACGGGCGGTTACGGAAGACCTGAACTGTCAGATGGAAGAACAGAGCAGAGTATGGTACGGGATTCTTCCGACACATACTGAGACACGAACACAAACTGTGAACGGTCAAACAACATCGGTTGAAGTCGAGGTTCCGAATCCGCACAACTACACTGTAGTCCGTAAGGCAAAGAGTCTGAACCACTTGATCTACTATCTGAAAGAGGTTGATGTATCGTGACGATCAACATCAACCTTACTCAACAGAGCATACAACGGGCGATCAGCAGACTAAATACTGCCAAAGAGAACCTGATGTATTCCGTTAACGATATGGTCGAAGTGCTTGCACACAATGGTGCAGAAGTCGCACAGGCAGCGTATGGAAGCATGGTTCATGCGGAAATGCTGCCGGTGGAGATGACAAAGGCCAAGATCGAGGTTCAAGGTGGGGACAAGGCGATTATTGCTGAATTCGGCGCAGGATACGCAACAATGGAATACCATCCGTTTGCAGTGAATGCTCCGGTTCCCATCAAGGTTGCTTCGTATTCTGAAGCGCATTTTGACGATATGTACGGTGGAATGTTTTGGCTGACCAACGATCTTTATCCTGGAGAAGGCTATTGGTTGTTTGGTGGGCAGGAATTCGACAGGGTTCAGGCAAGGCACGGTTTGCTTGATGCATATGATTACATCTTTGAGAACAGTACAAAGATTGCAAAAGAGGTGACTAAACTGTGATCGATATTGAGAGTCTTGTATTCGATACTGTTTATAACACACTTCACGCATCATATCCGAATGTGAATATCACTGC